GCGAACGTCGTTGGCCTTCAAGGCTTCGTTGGACTTGCCTTGAAGTGCGGCAGAGCGCTCGCCAGTGATGGCGTCAACCTCAGCCTGTTTATCGTTAATCTTCTTCAATCGCTCTCCAGCCTTCTTGGCTGCCTCTTCCTGTCGCTTGCGTGCGTCTTCAGCGTCTTTCTTCGCGTTAGCGTCCGCAGCTGCGGCCTCTCGTGCCGCCTTATCGTCGCGCTGCTTTTGTGCCCTAGCACGCTCACGCTCAGCGCGAGCCTCTGGGTCGTTCATGCGCTCGCGGGCACGGTTGACAGCACGGCGGGCTGGCCCGGACTGAGCCTCTTCCGCGTCGTTGCCGCCGTATATGGCACGAGTGGCGTACTTGCCGGCGTTGGACGCGGCGTCCTCCAGATCGCGTGAGTTCTTGGCGGTGGATTTCATCGCTGCATCAACCATGCCTTTTCCAAAGGCTTCTAAGTCCTTGTCGAAGTACGAGCCGAGGTATTGCAGGAAGGTTCCAAGAGCAGCCGCCAAAGCATCGCCAGCCAACTGGAACACGTTAAACACGGCCCGCAAAACTTCACCAACTGCAGAAAACACATTGCCAGCAGTCTCAAAGATGGACCCGACTGTTTCCATCGTGACGCTAAATCCTTCAAACTGCGCCACGGCGTTGTCAAAGATTCCAGCGAAGTAGTCCGCCACGTCTAGCAGGGCGTTGGAAATTGTGTCGGCAATGCCGCCGCCTTCGCCGCCAACGTTGTTGAACTCTTCAACAAACGCCAGCAAGTCGTTAGCCAGCGACTCCACCACTGGGGCAAGGTTGCCAACTACCTGGCCAATGATGCCGTCGAAGGTGGCCTTGACCATGCCCAGGGCGTCATTCATGCCGCCGATGGCTTCCACCTGGTCATCGCCAACGATGGCTCCGAGTCGCCGCATACGCTCTTCAACTTCAGCAAGGTTCTGATTCATCAACGGCAGTAACTCAACGCCGGCCTTGCCGAAGATTGAAACGGCGGCAGCTGCACGCTCTGCTGGTGTTGGCAGTGCCGAGATGGCGGCTTGAATGGCCTTAAACTGATCTTCCGGGGCCATCGCCTGCAGTTGCTGGAAGTCCAGCCCCAGCTTCGTGAACGCTTCGGTCTTTCCACTTTCTGCTGCTTGGCCTATTTCAACGCCAAGCTTTTGCACGGCCCCGGTTACGTCATCAATGCCCGATAACTTCGCGGCCATCTGCAACGCTTGCAACGATTCAACGCCAATGCCGGTGCGTTGCGCCAAGTCGTTCATGGCATCCACGCCCTGAGCAACGCTGGCTGCATAACTGCCAGCCGCTCGAGCAGCCGACATAAACGCATCAGCGGCCATGCCGATGCCCTTGGCTACCACGGCCCCGATGGCAATGTTCTTGATGAGCGACAGGTCGCTAGACGTTTTGCGGGCCTGATCACCCAGCCGGTCCATAGCCTTGGCGGCTTGGTTGGCACCCGACACAACGCCGCCTGCGGACATGCTTGCCCGCATCGCCAGTGCCAGGGTTGTTGCCATACGTCACCGCTTCAGCTTTGAGAGTTCCGCTGCGATCTGTGCGCCAGTCATTGGCGGCCGTTCAATCGGCATGAAGTCTTCTTCGTTTGGCGGCCTGCCCTTGGTGTATGGGGCCAGAGTCGCCGCCACGATTCGCCCTGTCTGCCGCCAGCCTCCGAGATCCAAAGGTGCCACGTACCTGTGCATTGCCAACCAACCCTTGAACTCAGCCACGCTCATCGTGCGGCCAAGCTCCTCAACAGTTCTTCCCAGCGTCCCGGCCAGCAGATACACAAAGGCATCCAGCGGCCGGGCTAGGAGTTTTTTCCGATGTCCTCAATCTCCTTCTCGTCTAAGTCGTTGTGCCGCTGAGCAATCTTGAAAAGCCGCGCACCAACGGTGCCGCTGAGTCCCTTGAGTTGCTCGCTGGTAAAGAGCGGCTTTCCGTCCGCGTCAACGAGGCACTTGCACAAGTACCGCGTGCGGTAATCGTCAATGCCATCGCCCTTTGCTCGAAGGCAGGCAAGCTCCCACGCTTGCAACTCGCCAAGCGGTAGCGTGCGAATCCATACGTCACACTTCCACTCAGGCACGTTCACCTTGAGAGACTGCGACTGATCAGCGGCAAGGATTTCTTCGGCAAGGCCCATTCGTCACTCCGTGATCTTGAACACTGCGGTCCATTCCTGCAGTTCACCCACGCTAGCATTCCACGCAAGTGACTGAAGGATTGCCCTGCCAGACGAGAACGACGCGCCGGGGGCCGTGATTGAAAATGCGCCGGTCATCGTGACGTACGACGTGTTCATCAGATTCGTGCCACGGCATCGAATCGATACAGTGCCGAAGTCGCCATCTGCCGGACTGAATCGCTTGTCTCGAAACTTGTACGACTTGGGCGTGATCTCCACGACATCCGAAGACACGCCGTCCACGGAGATAGAAACGACTTCAGAGAGCGCAGAGCTTGTGGTACCCGGTGGCCCCTTCCAGGTAACGGTTGCGCCTTGCGAGACATTCGCCACGACGGCCTCCCGTCGTTACGACGCCTGAACCTTGAAGGTGTAGCTGGTCTTGACGAGCTCGCCAACGGCGTAGGCCACGCTGACAGACGAAACGGTGGCGGTGTATCCCGTGAAACCGGCGAAGTTCAGCGTGCCACTGCTTCCGATCGTCACCGTCGAGTTGGTGGCCGCAAAGCACTCAATGCTGATCTCGTCATCTCGCAGAGCAGGCGTCTGGTACAGACGATTCTTGCCGCTGGCAACGCCTAGATGCGTGAAGTCCAGCAGATCGCCGCCGGGCGTAACGCTGACGCTGGTGACGGTGTAGGTGGAACCGGCAAAGACGAAGTTGCTGCCCTGCGAATCGGCTGGCATTGTGGCCTCTCCTAGTGAGTTGCGGGCGGCAAAGCCCTACCCCAAAACTAGGCCACGACGTGGCAACCCTTGCAGTTAGAGGTGCTTGGCCAGATCGTTCATCTAAGCAGCACGACGGGCTTGGTCTTCAAGTATTTTCAGCCCGTTCTCTAGGGCTTTTCGCATTTCGCCAGTCAGGTTTGCGGCAATGGCGTTCCTGCTCATGCGGAAGGCGGTCTCAATTGGATGCTGAGCCCCAGTGGAACGCAAGTAAACGGGCGTTGCGCTTTTCTTAAAGAACGCTTTTGGATACGCAGGAGACGTTTTCACCTTCTCGCCGCCCTTAAGAACAAACGGGCCAAGCTTCTTGTAGGAACTAGCGACATATCCGCCCCTCGCGGATTTCATTTTTGAGTATCGCTCAGCAGTCCCAAACTCAATCCAGAACTGGTGAAAAGCCCTGTCTGGGCCTTTCATCACTTTGCCACCGCCTGCTGACTTGCTTTTCCCCGTGCCTGCTTTGACGTACCCAACCACAGCAACGGCTGCACCGTCGCGGGGATACCTTTTCACCATAGTCTTGATGGATCGCCGCAGATTCCCAGTTGGGCCTTTTGGCGTGATCTGCTTCAAGGCTGTTTCGCCAGGCTTTGCGGCACGCCGCAAGCCAGCACCAATAACGCGGGCGGCAATGTTTGTGGGCAGTTGCTTGAACGCCCGGCGAAGCTCAAACAAATCCGGCCCAGTGATTTTGATTGCCGCCTTTTTGTACGAAACGGCCATCACGTCGCCTCATTGATTCGGAAGTCAAAAGTCTGCACCACTGAGTAGTACGGCAGCATCTGGTCATCGGCAGGCAAGTCCACGCCATCGGCCTCAGTCTGTAGCGTGCTCCGCTGGATCGTCACCCCGGCCGTCGTGCCCGTCCACCCGTCCACCGCCAGGCGTACCGCTCGAGCAATCGACTTCACCGACGTGTACGACGTGCCGTAGGTAGTCAGCTGCAGCGTCACCACGGGGTTGCCGACGTTGCCGGCGAGCGACTGGGGGCGATCCACCGCAGTTCGCTGGTACACGACGAGCGGTAGCGGCGTGCCCTGCGGTGCAATGAGCGGATACACCCGCGAGCCAATGAGCGAAGAGACGGCCGTCTGGCTCGTCAGCCTGGCGTACACAAACGCTTCTGGTGCTTCGGGAAGGCTCATGAATCACGCTTCTCCGTGCAAATGATTTCTTGATTCCACAGCCTGTCCCGCTCCAGCACCTGCCCAATCTCTAGCGTGCGGTTGCGGTACTGAATCCGCATGGCACTCGTCAGCCCGTCTAGGTAGCGGATCTTCACGCGGTGCGTCATGAAACCCACCGTCTCGGCAAAACGCTCAGTCTCGCGGGCAGATAACGAATCGACAGACGCCCACACTGTGGCAAACGTGCTCCACGTCAGCGTTGGCTCGCCAACCTCGTTTTTCGTTGTGGTGGCCTGCTGAATCGTCACGCGAGTCCACATGTCGCCGGCGCGGAGCGTCATCGGTAGCTGCCCCAACGCAGGGTGTCGAGCATCGCCTTGACGCCAAACGGCACCTCAGAAAGTGCCGTTTCGGTTGACGCATCGCGGTTGCTCCACAGGTGGCTGACAATCATTTTGATGGCGGCAGCCACGGCGGCCATGTTTAGCCCGCCAACATTGTCGTTTTGCCAGTAGCCGACAGGACCGGCGTAATACGTCACCACTACGCTGTTCTGGTCTACCAGATGGCTAGGCCACGTCTTTCCGTACAACGGACGAATAACGCCCGGCGTGGAGTTGTAATCAATGCGGTATTCCGCACCCGACAACTCAATACGCGAGCCACCAGCAGTTGGAATGTACGTGACAGTTATTCCAAACCCGTCAGGGTCTCCAGCCAAAGGCGGGCGTGGCAACTCAATGTCCAACTGCGGCACAGTGCCTTGGCGGCCCTCAATGTTGTTGCCGTCCGCTTTCAAGCCAAACTGCACCGGCGAGCCAATGGCCCCGTAAAAAGAATCAAGCGACATCGTGTATTGCGACACAACAAAAGTGCGGTCGCAATAGTCCTCTGCCCATCGGCGGGCCGTCGTGATCAAAGCGGCAATCAGATCGTTATCGTCGGTGTTGTCGATACGAAGGTGCAGCTTGGCCTCGGCCAGCGTCACCGGCTCTGCGCCTTCCTCGTTTCGTACAAGACTTCGGTATCTCATCGGCGCTTTCTCCTACGCGGGGCGTCTGCGGTTTCCACGTCGCGGCGCTCAACGGTCGCCACTTCGAGCAGGGGCTGCTCCTCAACGTGCTGGACGGCGTACCCGTGCAAGACAAGGCTCTTGGCTGGTCCCTTGTCCATCACGATCACGTCACCGCGTCTGTACGCTTGATAGGGCCGCACGAAACGGATACGGGCTTGGTCATCTCTCATGCGTTCATTTCTCCGTGCTCAATGCTGCCCCACGCCTCGGGCGGCCTGCGGCCTCCCTTGTTCCAGTAGTCCGATGGCGACTG